TCGAGCGTCGGGTTATCTATACGACTTACATCTATTTCGAACTCCTGGTCACTTTTCGCTGGCTCCGGTTGTGCTGTAGGTTCTGTCGTCATCGCTGGCTCCGGTGGTGGAGTCGTTGATGTAGCCGTCGTCGGTATATGTGGAGCGGTCGGTGTTGCAGTAGTCGTAGGCTCCGGGGTTGCAGTCGGTCTTGGCGTAGTCGTAGGCTCCGGGGTTGCAGTCGGTCTTGGCGTAGTCGTAGGCTCCGGCGTTGTAGTCGGTCTTGGCGTAGTCGTAGGCTCCGGCGTTGTAGTCGGTCTTGGCGTAGCATTAGGGTCAATATAGTTACTGCCGCCGGGGAAGTAGCTCAGCACTTTGTCTAGGTCTTCACCCGTTGCGGCTGCGATCCGCTCGGGGCTTACATTATTAGTAGTCGCGGTGCGAGCAATTTCCCGAGCTTCTTCGTCGGTAATAATACCGTCCTGCATAGCGGTGGATTCAATGTAGTCCAGTATTTCCTGCAATGAGTAGTTCGGCTTAGGCCCCATATCAGGGCCGGGGCCGCCAATCAAATCAATTATGCCATCGGTTTCGCTGCCCGTCGTTGTGCCACCGGGTTCGAGGAGGGATGGATCGGTAACGTCTACATTACTCGGTACTTTTTCTTTTAGTACCGCGTTGTTTACGGCATCCACTGTTTGATATTTTTTGTCCGTTGCTTCTATTTGTTCGTTAAGGCCCAAAACAACTTTAGTTGCAGCAGATATTACTGCGTCAAGATCGCCGCCTAGCGCCCCTTGCGCCGCACCAGCAACCGCACCTACTGGATACCCAACTTGTTCACCTACACCCTCTAAAACTGCTTCCCTTATTATTTTACCCCAGTCTTGCCCAGTTTGCCCCGGAGCTTGTTTTGAAAACACCTTGGCTATAACTGCGTCAATGAACGGCACGCCCGTTACCACACCTATAGGTGCCCCGCTCGTTGGCATGTTTCCAATGATTGTTGGCGTTGCGTTACCCGTGGGTTTTCCGTACACAACCGTTGCGCTGGGGTTAGCTGGGTTAAGTACAATAACGCTTTGGTCACCCAATCCAAGTAGATCACCAAAAGCACTCAACCCCTTATCTATTACTTTACGTATTCCGGTAACTCCCGTTTGAACAACATCAGGAAGTAGATCATACAAGCTGCCCGTACCGGTTGGTGTTGTTGTCGCGGCACTCGCAATTGTACTCGGTCCAGTGGCCGTGGTTGGCGCTGTCGCACCGCCGTTAATAATATCTATTACCCCCTCTGTGCTAGTGTCGGTGTTAGCTACAGTTTGTGCCGCTGCTGCATCCGCCTCCGCTTTTGTCCTTTCCTCGCGCAGTCTGTCTGCTTCCGCTTGCTGCGCTGCTATCACCGCGTTGTATTGCTGGCGAGCATCTGTTGGACTAATCCCCAAATACGAAGCCGCTTGCTCCGGGCTTATCCCAAGCTCCTTAATTCTTCGTACCGCATCCTCTGGAGTCAGCCCGGGGGTGTCAAAGTAGTCTTCTAGAAACGCTAGCGGGTCTGTCCCCTGATCGGCTTTGGTGTAATCCACAACGGGGGGAGTAGTTGTAGTTGCCGCAGGAGCGCCTGCTGGAGCAAACGGAGCAAGTGCAGCGTTGTATTGAGCGCGAGCATCTTCTGGGGTTAAGCCTAGAATAGAGGCAATATCTTCCGGCTGTATACCGTACTGCATCATTGTTTGCACGCCTTGAAGCGGCGTTAGCCCGGGTGTGCTGAAGTAGTCCAGTATATCCTGAGATGAGCCAAACCCTCCGAATTCGCCTAGATCGGAAGTGCTGCCAAACGAGTCCCTACCTTGAGTCTCTTGGTCATAAGCAAACTGATCCATCCAGTCAAAACGACCAAAATTATCCTTTGTTCGCCCTTGAACCGCTTCTAGGGAACTGCCGAGTGGGTTGTCTATGGTAGCGGACATTAACTAACTCCTCAAGGAAGCACGGGTAGAATGGCAGGTAGCGCGGAAACAAAGCTCACGGATACGACAGCTGAGGGTATCCCCGGGTGCGGAGATGTTGGTGCAACCGTATCGAGCGACATGTTGGTAGAGTCGCCAGCGATTATTATCTGGATATACTGCCCCGCCTGCAAATCAATGTTAAAGTTCCACGCAATCTCAAGTGAGTTGCCAGAGCCAGAAATGAGATACTCCCGTGTTGAGTACCCAATGTTAGTGCCGTTTCGCCTGAGCCACACGTACAATATTTTACTAGACGCCGACGTACTGCGCAGCTGCCCAGTAAACTGGAAGTTGTAGATACCTGAGTTAGCCACCGTGATCTCGGATGTAGTAGCGCCGTTTATGCTTACCCCAGCGTTGAGATAAGTCTGATTGAACCGCACCGGCTGCGCGGTGTTAATTACAGCAATTGCCTGATCCCCGGTATCAAAGAACAACCCGTTCGGGCTACTGATAAACACGCCGCCCGTATCGCCGGTGAGCAGGTTCAACGTGTTGGCTATCTGGTTAAAGAACAAACGCAGGATGTTGTTAAGATCATCCAAGTACATGCGTATCGGGTTCTGCTGCGGAGCTACGGGCAGGGCAGGCGGCTGAACTTTCTTTATCTTGTTTGTGTTAGACATCAGCCCCTCCTACCATCGGGGCGTATATCCAGTCTGGGTTTACCGAGTTTCCACGTCACTCCAAGGCCAGTAGACTCAATCTTCACCGCTATCTGCCGGCCGCGTATACGCACGAACACCTGCCCAGTAAACTCTTCAATCGGCACTGTGGTGATCCGTGTTATTGTAGTGGTGCTGTTACCACCAACGGACAGGGGGTTGTAGTAGCCTGAGCCTGAGTTCTCCAGAGGCAGTATTGTCATCGTAGCCGACGGCGCATCCGCGGTAGACCCCACAAAGGTCATGTCCGGCAGAATGCGGTTAATCATCATAAACCGGTCGCCCTCGTCGATATCAAACTCGCCAGAGGTAATCGTCGCTATAATCGGATTCGCTGTACCCAGCTCGTTGCAGTCAACGCCAAACTCTTGGGAAACTAGGTTGTTACTGTAAGTAGCCGCAGTCGGGTAGTCTCTGAGGTCGGCATCTATCCACGCCGAACGACTCAGGTTGCCGTAGAACCAGATGTTCTCAATGTAGTTGTACACCACATACCGGTTGTTCTGCGTGGAGCCGGCAGAAGGGTAGAACCACCACACCTCATCAAACTGCTCGTTGGTACCGCATATCACCTGATTGAACTGCGCTTTGTTAATGTCGTTAAACACGTAGCTGCGCACTGTGCAAGGGAGCGTCTTAACTGTACCGTCGTAGTAGTAAAATTTGTCTATGCCCATCCAGTACGAGACGTTGTTTGCGTAGATGGTACCGTTCGGGCTGACCACGGTTATGTTAGAGCCAAGCAGCTGCGCACCCCACACTTCCGGAGCACCTAGATACTGCAGGCCGTACACGGCCGAGTCAGTCCACACCAGCACTTCTTGACGAGCTTGGCGTACAGCAACTATCTCGGTGCCTTGGGACAGACGTAGGCTACCTGCTTGGTTAAGCGCCGTCGGTGTCCAGTTAGCCACAGCTTCTTGGTCAGACCAGCGGATCAGCATGGGGTCGAGCGCAGCACTGCCAATCTCGTTAGCACCGAAACAGAACGCAAACCGGAAGATGTCAGATACAAACGCAATGTTGGCTATCACCGGCACATCGGACGCTCCGCCCAATGACGATACGTACACCGCTCTGGTAGTAACCCCAGTCGAAGCATCCCAGTAAAACGGAGCGCCGCCACGATACGTGAAGAACAAGTCCTCACCAAAGTTAGACTGACTCCATATCCGCATCGGGGCTAGTGTTACCCCGCCAAAACCCCACGTACCAAAGCCCCAGCGACCTGCACTCCACCCGGTAAAGGGCACTTCAATCTCGTTGCCTATGGGTATCTGGTAAGCCCCAACGACGGACGCTCCACCGTCTCCGGAGTCCGAAGAATTTGCCGTGGCTGTAGCTACAAATGTGTAGTTGTCGTCGTCGATAATGGAGGCAATGACGTACTCTCGGTTTAGCACCGTAGCCGTAATGTTACCGCCCAGACTTACCGCACCCGAGAACGTAACAAAGTCGCCCTGCTGTGCGCCGTGATCCACATCGGTAGCCGTGATAACAGCGGAACCGTTAACCGCCGCAAACTCTACATCCCCCGCAGCTGTGGTTAAGCGAATAGGGGTAACGTCAAAATACTCTCCGCCGCGTTCAATGTAGTATTTGAGGTTAGTACCGACCGCTAACAGGTTCTGCCCAGAGAGCGTAGCCCAGTTAGTTAATGATCTAGCGACACCCAAATACGTATTTGCAGAGAGCCGCTGCCACCCACCTATTTTCTCGGGCAGGCCGAAACGGAAACGGACTTTATCCGTCTCGTACCATGTACCCTCCGCAGCGTACCGTGTGCTTTCTCGGTTAACGCCGGGTTTTAAGGTGAGTGACTTAAGCATTATCTGCCACGTGGTGCAGATTTACCGCCCGCAGCGCCGCCCTTTTTGGCTTTCCCACCAGCTGCGTAGCCTTTCTTAGCCATGCCGCCTGCAGCCATTTTACCCTTACCATCTGCGGCGAACGCAGGGACTTTCTTGCCGTCTTTAGTAGTCATGGGCATACCACCAGCGGCCATACCTTTAGCTTTCATCATTTTCGTTCTCCGCGTACAGATTGTTAAAAGTTACATTGGGGTCCAGATATGAATCATCTTGCTCGGCGCAGTGTATCCACTGCCTAGGTTTAAAGTCCGGTGCGCCTTCACCCGTTACCCAGTAAGCTGGGCTAGTGACACGCACCCGATTGTTCGGTAAGGCTACAATATTTCCCGTCCACTTGCCAGCATCGGTCAGGATGAGGACGTGTGTCTGCTTGTGCTGTGCAGGGTCTTCGGAGACCTCGCTCTCAGCGTAGTCAACCGTGAACAGATAGCGACCCTTGAAGAACTCGTTGTTGATCTTGCACATCCACTGGGACGGTTTAGCCCTGTCGTTGGAGATAATACTGTGGTAGTAGGAACTGCAATCCCACGGCTGCACAAAGTGCGTTTCCATCCTTTC